ATTGCCGAGAGAACTCCATTATAAACTGCCCTATCTTTACAAAACTTTTCAGTATGTTCTAACATCCAGTCTTCATTGACTGGTTCCTGACTCAATGTACCGATAAAGTCGCCAATTTCAGACAACTCTTTATCGTTGAGGTCTTTCCTATTACTAATTTCAATCTGTAGGATTTCTTTGGATGCTGGCTTGTTATACTTCGTGAAGAAAGAAACAATCTCGTCTGCCAAGATTACTTCTTTACGATCTGCAAAATATTCTTTCTTGATAAATGGAATTACTTTACGACAATAGTTCTCATCAAATATCAGATTGCTCAGAATCTTTTGTTCTATTCGCATCAATTTCTGTTCCGCCTGTATATGTTAAATTATTTTCTTCTACACCTTGATGCAGCAATTCTTCCAAGATATCGCCAATGTATTTCTCAAAGGGTTTCATATCAGTCATACCCCTGTCAGCATTTTCTAATATCTCGTACTCAAACTTCAGATGCAGGGTATCATTTTCTTCGTTAGGGTCAAAACTAACCTTACCGTAAGTATAAATTATACCCTCATACGCACCTTCAGTCAACTTAATTGCTTGAAGTCCACTGTGTTTGTGTTCAAGAACTTTGTATCTAAAATTACTCATCGAACTCTAACTCTTCTAATGCTTTATCAAGTTCATCTTCTTGCATCATCTGTCCACCTTGACCGATTGAATACTTACCCTTTACAAAATCATAGAATGATTTGCTTGTAAGAATTGATAACCAGAAGTCTTTGTTGTCAGTTTCTTTGATACGATATTTCTTGGATTCTACTTCACCAGTCTCAGGGTCACATTTGGCATACCATCCGTTGCTTGGCTTGACCACATGCTTGGATTCAAGAGCAAGGTCGAGCAAACCAGACCACTTACTAAGACCACCATCAAAAGATACGCTAACAGGTATCTTAGATTTTTCTTTGACATATCTACTTTTCTCTACGTTGATAATAAAATTGTAGCCAACAATCTCAGTGCCTTCTTTTTCTTGTTGGCGACCAAGAATGTATACGTTATCAGCTGAGTACATAGCACCAGTACCACCACCAACGATGGCTTTCGGAAACATTCCGATCTCCATATATGTATGGTTCACTACAACCAGTGGAATATCTTTCAAATTCAAGTGTGGTGTTACCATACGGAACAATGACTTCATCTGTTTTGCTCTTGACATATCTGCAACAGACTTACCTTCCATGGCATCTTCAACTTCTTTCTTAGAAGCCAGATTACCAATAGAGTCGATAACGATGATTAGGTGGTCGCCACGCTCTACATTGGACAACTGCTGCATAATGTCGAACTTCAATTGTTCAACATCAGTCAGCGGAGTATGAACAACTCGCTTTGTATCAATACCAAATGTATCGAAGTATGACTGTGGAGTACCAAACTCTGAATCATAGAACAACAACGCTGCATCTTCATACTTGTCCATGTAGGACTTTGCCATTAACAATGAGAACGCAGTCTTAAAGTGTTTGCTTGGACCAGCCCACATTGTAATTCCTGGAGTAAGTCCACCATCAAGACGACCAGACAAAGCCACATTGATGATTGGAACAGAAGTAGGAATCATATCCTTCTTCTTAAAGAACTTTGATTCGGATAGAATCGCAGAGTCTTTGATAGTACTATTCTTTTTAATCTTATCTAAAATGCTCATATTAACCTTTCAGGAATTCTAACAATTTTTCTTCTGTGACTAAACCAATTTGTCGTTTGATTTCAACACCTTTGTCATCAACCAAAACCATAGTTGGGACAGATCGAACTTTATAATCTTGTGCCATAAACATTTCATTATCAATATCATATTCTTCAATCGGAATATCAATCTTATCTTTTGCACCATTGATGACCATTGTAAGTCCTTTACATGGACCACACCACTCGGCATAAAATTTTAACAGCTTCATTTATATCTCCTATTATACATTAACTTTTGTTGCAAGGCAACTATGGATTGTTCTTGGAATGTGGAACATCAAACACAAATGTAATTCTAACTACATCACCAACATTCTTGGTTCCATGGGATAGTTTATTGTTGAACCAAATCAAATCACCAGCATCAATCTTTACAGATTCTCCACCAACAGTGTAAACATATGAACCTTGTATTGCAAGATGATATCTGTCTCTTGTTTGGTAGTAATCTCCAACATCAATGTGTTGTCCAACTTCTCCACCAATTGGTAAAGAAAGGAATCCACATCTGTCAAATTTCTTAAAGTTGCGTTTTAAGAATCCTACAATCTCTGTGTGTCTGCTATACGCTGGTGTTTCTACAGATACTTCACTATCACCCACATATTGATTTAGGTTTTTTACTGCACCGATTTTTAATTGAAGAACTCCAGCTGCAACTTCAGGGAATCCATAGTTGAGCATTGAATCGGTTCCAGCCATATTCTTTTGACCACCCCAGTCTGCTGGGTATTGATACAACTGTTTCAATATTTTAGAAACATTGATACCTTTTTTAATAACTCTAATGTTAGCCAAAGAAATCCTCCAATGAACTTTCTTCTTGAGTCTTCCAACCCAATGGTTCAATTACAATTTGTAGTGCGTCTAAGAAAACCTTCTCAAACATCTTGTCATAATCTATGTATGATTCTAATTTAAATTCTTTTGGTAGAACCTGCGGGAATGCAATCACATCTTCTTGGAAAGGATTCGGTGTACGAACATAAACAAAACGAATCTTATCTCCATCACGAATCGGTTGATACTTCTTTTCAATACCCATACGCTTGCAGTGGTGATTGAACAACAATGCGCCACGAACATGGATTGGTGTACCTTTTGTATAAATCGGACTACCTGCATACTGCTTCAATCCATTCACACCTCTTGGAAAAGCAATCTCTTGAATCGGTAATTTATCAAACTCTTTTCTAAACTCCATAACATATGTATGTAGATCTTTTTGATCACCTGCGAGGATAACTTGAAGCGAATCACGCAACTTTCCACGAATAACCGCAGGTGTAGATGACTTGACCATCTCAAGACCCATAACTTTGATCTTAGGTTTCGCAAACTGAACTCCTTCTGAGTTGTGAACATTAATGATATATCTTTTCTTTGCAGTCCAGATGGCTTTGTCGGCAAGAACTTCTCGCTTCATCACCATCTTCTGGCTATAAGCATTCATGTAATCTGATAGTTCTGTGTAGCCTTGATCAATGAATGGTTGGAAAACATCTTCACAGATTTTATCCATGTACTTGATCTTCTGTTCGGTAGTTTTACCTTCGCAAACTTTCTCGATGAGATGTTCAAGTGTAAGATAGATTGAGTCAGTGTCAATCGCAATAACAAAGTCCTTACCCTCTGTCTTGAGAGTCTTGTTGAGGAATGCATTCAACTTGTTTGCCATCCAACGAATGGATAGTTGACCAGAAGTTGTAATACCTTCTGCCATTCTAATATCAAAGTAACGGAAGTATTGATTACCCATCGCACCATAAGCAGAGTTAAGAGCAATCTTCATAGCCATCTGCAGATTATTAAGACGAGAGATATCTTTCAACAAGTGAACCTTAGTCTTATCGTTTTGGTATTCCTGTTCAATCTTCAACATCTGTTTCTTAAACTTGGAACGATTGATATACATCTCTTCCATCAACTCAGGCATAAACCCTTTGATGTCTTTTCGATATGTCCAACCATTTGCAGTCATGGCAAGGTCTCTACGTTTGAGATAGTCTGTATCGATCTCTTTGTTGAGTAACTTGTCAACAGTCACTGACAACTTTTCGGATGTTAGAGTTTCTGGACTGATATTATACTGCATAATCAAGTGAGGATACAATGAGTTCAAGTCAAAGGAAACAACCCACTTGTGCATGCCAATCATCGGATCTTTAACATAAGCACCTTCGAACTGAGCATCTTTACCAGAGTATGCCTTCGCTGGAATCACAATACCTTTCTTACGTAGGTGATTGTAAATGATAGTGTCCCACATACGAACCTGTGAGTAAACATCTTCAGGATTGATCTTGGCATTGTAAGCCATGGTCAGATGCAACTCCAGCAGGCGCATTTTGTCTTCGAGTTTATCAACCAACTCTACGTCATGAATGTTATATTCAACAAAGTCTGTCCAGTGATTGGTATAGAAATCTTTGAAGTCATTTCCTGGATTCTCTTTCTTTGCATCATCGAGTTCTTCACCAGCGATGTAATCCAGACGATATGACTCTTGCTTTGTATATGTATATTTCTTGTAGAGTTCGAGATAGTCCAGCTGAGAAATACCTAGAATGTCGTAGTGAACTTCTTCATTACCTTTAATGAAGGTCTTACGTTGATTGACATAACCCCATGGACTGATCTTATTGGCAAATGTATCACCCAACTCTCGCTGAATGCGATGAATCAAGTAGACATTATCGAAGAAGTCAGTGTTCCAACCAGTTATAATATCTGGGTAGTTACCTTGCCACCAAATCATAAACTCTTTGAGCATGTGTTGTTCGTCACGACAGTTGACCATCGTAACATCAGAACGAGTAGACTTATACTCACCATACTTTGTTTGAGCAAAGGTAACAACCTTCTTGGATTGAAGATCCTTGATGGTAATTAGAAGAACTTCTTCGTTGGCAGACTTGATGTCTGGAAATCCATTCTCAGTTTCAGTCTCAATGTCAATGGTGTAAACTTTAATCTGTTCCATATCCCAGTTGACATCATCTTCGTAGGTATCACTGATGTATTGATATGCGTAATTGGTATTACCATAAACAGGAAATCCCTCAACACCTTCGTATCGTTTGATGAAGTCTCGAGTCTCACGAATACCTCCAGGTTTTATTTCATCAACGAATGTATCTTCCAGAGTCTTCCATTTTGATTCCGATTTAGAAGTGACAAAAAGCGTAGGATAGAAATCTACCTTACGCTGATATGCCCTGCCGTTTTGATACCCTCTAACGAGGATCTTGTCGCCCACTGGGTGGACGCTGGTGTAAAATTCCATTAAACTTGTTTTCCATACATAAGTTGCATTGCGTCAAGTGCGCAGTCGTGGACAGGATGATGCTTGATGACTTCGTGTCGTTTGAAAAGAGGATGATCCACTTCTACATAGCCATTCGTGGTTCCAAACATAATGTCAACTGCAGTTCTCACATCTCTCCACATATTATACCCTGTAATCTCTTGCAAGCCAAATTTAACAGCAAGCGAATCAATTGCCATCTGGTCTAATGAACCTCGTGCCCACATAGTTTGTTTATTGGCATTTGGAAATTGCTTCATGTAATCATAGAACTTTTGCATTCCATTCTCAACAGTCATGTCTTCACGAGATGGATCAAGAGAAGTCTTGCGAACATATTCGTGTTGTCCTTTCCACCACTCAAGTGTAGACTTTGACGCAGTACGACCAACACCCATCTGTTCCTTGACATCGAACTTTACAAAACATGCATTGTCCAATAAGTCTTGATAGGTTGGTCGTTTCTCTGGATCAAAGTGAACCATAGCTGCAGAAAGAACCACACAATTGGATTCTACTCCCAGCGTTTCTACATCGAGCATAAACATTAGAATCCTCTGCCTTCGCCATCTTTAGTGAAGAATGATTTGATCTTCTGCTCTTTAGTCCAACCATTAGTATAATCATTATCTTCATCACAAAGAGCAATGGCTTCTTCTTCAGTAACAACACGATGACTAGTAATTACTTCTGAAAGTGCCAATTGAGAAAACTCTTTAGCATCTTCCATTGTTACGTCATCCATAGCATACTCAGGATTGGTTGCTGGTGCTTCCACCATGTAACGCATGCGATAAGATTGAATCGCTTCGACCAAAACCCACACCGAACCTTCTTTCAAATCACTCATCAAGCATCTCCTTAGTTAAAGCCAACGAGTTCTTCAATGCCTTTTCAGCGACTCGCAATCCATATTCCATTTCGTATCTTTGTTGTTTCAACAACAAAACCTCACGACATCGTTGCGAGTTCTGCTCATACAACTCTGTGGTATCTTTCTTAAGTTTCTCAACCCAAGTAGTTACTTTATGAATAGTAACCCAAGTACCATCGGCAAGTTTAGTATGTCCATCACGAATACGAAATTCATCAGTCCATCTCTCACCAGTTTTATAACTTGGCATTGGTTCAAACAAAAACAATTCTTGTTGTTCTAATTTTCGTAGGAGAACATCAAAGTTTTCTTCAACCATTTCTTTACCGTAAAACATTATTCATTCTCCTCATACTCATATTCTTCTTCCTTGCCAGCCATTGCTGCATGGATGTCACAAAGAGTAGTATGCCAACCATCGGTGTATGTTTTTCCTGGAGCACCACATTCTTCACATGTACGATAACTCATACTCTCAGCAAACGAAATATACTGATAATGTTTATCAGTTGCAGCCTGAACATAGAATCGAAGTCCACCAAACTTTTCTTTCACTTGAGATGCAACTGGAACCTTGCTGGCTTCTTCATCCATAATTTGTTTACGGAGATCGATCTCACCCTGTGTGATAATATCACCAGAGCCACCATACATCTTCTCACCAACTTTATCTTTGATGAATTCATAACGACTCTTTGCTGCATAATATTCACTACATAATTTACCGCAAAGAACATCGATGATATTATACCAACCATCACCACACTCAAGTCCCCAGCACATGGCTGTAGTTCGCATATCTGCATTGCGATCTTTAAAGATCAGCGGATACTTTGCACAGAGTGCTTCGTCTAATTCTCTACGCATAATTAACCCCAAGTCCTATGTGCTTCGGCAATATGTTCCATGCCATCATATTCCTCAACAACATAATCAACATCATCTGGAATTTCTACAACTGCCAATTCAGCGTGTTGACCCCATGATTTATGTCCGAGTTCTTCAACTGCTTGAACCAAAGCTGGATCATGTCGTTCGATCTCTCGTTCATAAACAGTTTGTTCAGAACGCAACTTATTGTAAGCCTGACGATCTTCTATAGACATAGAGTAGAATGCGTCACCTTCTTTATCTTCAACACGATCTTCTGGCTTAACTGTCCAGTAAGTCCAAAACTTCCAGACACCCCCACCCTGTTCTGGGTATACAGTGATACCTTTGATCTCAAAGTATCGCATAAGTGCGACATGAGTCAAACCAAACCCACCAAAACAACGATTGATTACTACTTTCATTTTATCACCTTTGAATTATCTGCAACATCTTTATCATCACGCAGTTCAATGAACACTGGAAGGAACAATGATTCATCTCCAGTTTTGTTCTTGATTCTAGAATTATACTTCACTGCCACAATTTTGTCAACTAAATTTTCTTTCCAATATTGCTTTCGTTGTGCATCATTGAAACCAGATCCTACATTTACCTTTACAATTCCATCTGCGGATTCACAGATAATTGCACCAAGCATACCTAC